TGACTCACCACACTAATCCTGATGAGAGTGATGAAATCGAAACGCAAAAACTTGTAGACGTAAAACCATTAACTAAGTGGCGATAAATGAGTGACGTTCATTATAAAAAGCATCGTGTCTTTCGTGAGACAGAAGATGTTATATTTTATGACATATCAGTTGAAGAATCAAATGCGTCAGACTTAGTGGTGCATACAGGCCCTGCAACATCTCCACCTGATGATAGTGTGGGAGCAAAGCAATTTTATATTCATAGTTTCCAAGACGACTACAATCGTGTTGTATCAGGTGAAAGAATATTTGAGTTGGTGAATTATAGTTGGAAATATCCATATCACATAGTGCATTTAAATGTTCATAATGGTGCATTGTTCATACCTCGTGGTACATTTCATAGATCCACATCTGGTAAAGATGGATCAATCGTAATTAATCAGGCTAAAAGATATGAGGGATTTAATCCTGATGCAGAGTTCTATCCAGTTTCATGTGCAACTAATATTGACTTATATAATGCGTTGGTGAAAGAAAAACCAGTAATACACAAACTCGGTGAGTAATTGTGCGTAGGCATAAATTTTTGTTACTAAGAATACTGTTTTTGAGCATTTCCTGACTAAATAGTGATAGAATTAGGAAAACAAGATGATCTAAAACTTCTTTGTTATTTCAAATTTCTGGAGAGTACAAATGCACAATCGTATATCCTACAATCAATTAGCCAGTTGGTTAAATAGAGAACAGTCCTTAAATAGTTCAATCGAACAAACGGATTTAGTCAACGATTACTTTGATTGTCTAATTGAGTGTGATGACGATCAAGCAACGTGTAAACGTTATTGTAAAACACTTTTGATGTAATATAAACCCCCGAAAGGGGGTTTTTTAATAAATACTTGTTCAAACCAAGTAAAAATACCTATGAACGATAAGAAGGCTGCAAAGAAAATAATTAGGATAGCAAGAACAAGACCAGACCTATATTCAAAAGCAGATGTGGTTTATGCAAGAATAATTAAGAGAAGAATCAAAGAAAACGAAAACTTGACAGAAGAAAAAGTATAGTGTAGAATAAAGTGGCTATATAATTGTTATGGACTCAAATTACAAGGACTATGTTTTAAAAGAACTTGACAACTTAGTGAGTCAAATGGTTGAGGCCTCTGAATTTAAAGCTTCAGAGAGTTATAGGGGGTTAGTTGAGTCTTTACAGAGACAGATTAACTATCATCAAGAGTGTATAGATAAGTGTAAGCAAATGCTTCTACTTATGAACGCAGATGTGCCAAAAAATTCTGAGATCAAAGTTGTTTCATCATATTGGAGTGATGATGAGTCAGAAGAGGCAAAATCTGCATTTGATGATTTTTGGAAATCAGAGGACATCATGAAAGATGATGACACACCATTCTATGATCCAGAATAATGAAGTATCATTTGTATGATGAACATGAAAGGCATCAGGGGACTTTTGAATCAATCGAAAAATTAAGAAATTTTTTATGTGATCGAAAGTATGACATAAGTTGTGATGCAGATTTGTCATGTACGTTTGATTATATCAAACATATTAAGTGGCACTTTGACATTGAGGAGTAATTATGTTAGTTGATTTAACAAAAAAAGAGATTGAACTTATTATGTCATCACTAATGAAAGATGATACAACACACACAGAGTTGTATAATAAGTTTTCAAATTTAAGTCAAGTTTGCACTTGTAAGGAGAACAAATGATTGAAAAAGACCCAAAAACAGGGCTCTGGAGACACCCACAACCAGTATCCAGAGATTCCTTAAATAACACAGATGAAATGATTGATAACTTCGTGGCTGAGTGTGAACGACAAGCTGCTAAGTTAGAGATCACAGTTGACTACTACATTAAAGAATTTATTTAACTATCATGGCAAATTTTTATCGTATTGAAGAACTTACAACAGAGGGTTGGACTCTGATTGAAGATCAAGCTGCAAAGGTCACAAAAGAAAGATGTGATGAACTATTGAATTTATACGTCAATGGTGGACAAAATCCAAATAGATTACGAGCAGTAGCAGTTCAAGATGTATGAACCCCAAGTCAATGATTATGTGAAGTGGACAACAGCACTTGGCATGGTGCATGAGGGGTGGGTGTATTATAAAGGCAAACCAGACGATAATGCAAGAAGAATCAAAGATAAGTGGGTGGCAACATCTAACTACATCACGATTGAGATTGCAACCAAACCAAGACCACAGTGTGACTTGAGTACGTTTTTTCATAAACGTATTCATGTTTGTTTATGTTGTTTTGAATCAAATTGGAATGAGTTAGAATTTGTAAGAAGAAGAGTAAGTAAACAAGATGACTCTGACCCTGACTTAATAAGTTATGGTGCATATAAGTCACAACAACACCGACCACTTGATATTCAATAAGTGAGCCCTCTAAAGTGTTCTTATTATGTTAATCCCAAAGAAATTATGAACTCATCAGAAGTATTACACGAGATTAGAGACTTAAAAGATACATGGAGAAAGCAAAACTTCGTGTTCTCTACAACTCAACAAGCAAAGTTTGACAATTTACTTGAACAGAGAAGAGATATTGTCAAGTCCTATTACAAAAATAATCTAGTCTATAAAGCCACCGCATCTAAATAATGTATAAGGTATAAAAGATAGATGAAAACTTTTCGGGAATTTATAACAGAAGTATATGACCCTGACGTTGTAGGTAAATCACAAATTCGTAAGCAAGGCGAAGGTGGTCGAGTAGGTCGTACACGTAAACAATCTGAACCCGAAAAGAGAAGAATGAAAGCAGTTGGTGGTGGTAAGATGGTTCCAGCCAAAACATATAAAGATCGTAAGGATATTGGAACACAACGTAAGACATCAGACCGCCAACAACAACCTACTCAAGAGAGAGGTTCAGCAAGAGAGAAACAAATGGCAGCTGCTAGAGCAGAGAGAAAAAGAGCAGCACAACAGAGAGCAGCATCAAAAGCTGGTAAGGTAACAGTTTTGCCCTCGCAAGCAACATCTAAACCAAAACCAAAAACAAAAGCATTAAAGAAACAGGCAGATAAATTATTAGCAACTAAAAAGAAAAAGACAGCAGACCCAAATTATAAACCACAAAAAGCAAGTGGAATGACTCGTGATGAGAGACACAGATTAAGAAATGCAGCTCGTAGATTGATGAGTGATATGAGAAAAGGAAAAGAAAAACCTGCATCAGCCTATGACCCACAAATTAAGAACTTTGGAAAACAAACTGGTTCAAGTGCATATTCAAATACTGGATTAGTTGCAAAAGGAAGAAAGAAAGGATCATAATAGAGCCCTCTAAATTGTCCTTATAGTGTACCTGAGTGCCTCTGTATGGCACGATAGAGTAATCTATGGTACAATATAACTATATTATTGTTTTTTGATGATCGAATTAAGACCACACCAATTAAAAGCCCTTGATGCTATGAATGATTCAGATAAGGGTCAGATCATAGTTCCCACTGGTGGTGGCAAGACTATGTGTATGATTGAAGATGTCAAGAGACAGTTCAAGAGTCCAGTAAGTAAGACTATCGTAGTTGTTGCACCTCGCATCTTACTTGCTAATCAGTTATGTTCAGAGTTTCTAGAACAAAATCTTGATGGCAACTATAATGTAGGTATTGATGTCATTCATGTTCATAGTGGAGAGACACACTTCTATAGTACAACTAAATCAGATAATATCAAGCAGTGGTATCATAATAGCACTAAGCATATCATTATGTTTACTACCTACCACTCACTACACAAGATACAAGATACACTAGATGTAGAGGTAGATACAATATATTTTGATGAGTCACACAATGCAGTTCAGAAGAACTTTATTGAAGCAGTTGAGTATTATTCAATCTATGCTTCACGTTGTTACTTCTTTACAGCTACACCAAAACATTCACTTACACCTTTTAAAGTTGGTATGAATGATGCTGACATTTTTGGTCAAGTGATTTGCAATGTACCTGCACCCAAGTTAGTCAAGCAAGGTTATATTCTACCACCTAAAGTTGTTATCAATAAGATTGATTTACCTGATGATGACAGATTTGCATACGAGCATGATAGAGATTGCGTATTAGATACCATTGATGCTCAAGATGTAGATAAGATTCTCATTTGTGCAAGATCAACAAAACAGATTATCAATCTAGTTACTCATTCAACATTTATTGTTGATCTATTATCTCGTGGTTATTCTTGGATGATGATTACATCAAAAACTGGTGCAGTTATTGATGGTAAGAAAGTCGATAGAGAAGAGTTTTTCAATACTTTGAATAGTTGGGGTAAAGATTCCAGTAAGAGATTTGTTGTTCTACATCATAGTATATTATCTGAAGGTATCAATGTCAAAGGACTTGAAGCTGCAATGTTTCTAAGAAGTATGGACTATATCACTATTAGTCAGACTATTGGTAGAGTCATTCGCAAAGGAGACGAGAGTAAGACATTCGGATTATTATGTGTTCCTGTATATGATAAGGTCGGCATATCCACATCACGCAAAGTACAGGCAGTTGTTGATACTGTATTCAACAAAGGCGAACCAGCCATTAGCGTGGTAAGAAGTTAATGAGCCCTCTAAATTGTCCTATTGATGAATACAAGAACTAAAATGCCAACATATCACGTTAAATGCTATGAGACAGTAAACTTTACTGTAGCTATCGAAGCAGAATCGGAAGATGAAGCAAGAGAACTTGCTCATGCAGATATTAACTCTCATGAAGTTATTGCAGAGTCAACAACAGAGTGGGATATTGAAGATGTCATACTTGAATCAGAGGAGTGGTACAACAAATGAAAACAATTACATTAACTGATGACCAGTTTAACACACTATTTCATTTTGTTGATGAAAGAGTAGAGGATATTGTTAATAGATCAGTTGAATTTCAAGATTCAGAAATCTTAGAAGATTGGGAAGATTTATTTGATGTTCATGAAGTTTTGGAAACTGTAGCCATTAAAGTGTAACCCTATTGGATAGATTTATTATGAAGAATACACACTTAGAACACCCAGAAGATTCTATTTTATCAGGAGACCTAACTGTATTGGATTGGTTTACCTCGATAGATAATGACATATCAGCAAAGATAGATGGTAGCCCTGCTATTGTGTGGGGAACTGAACCAAAAACTGGTAAATTCTTTGTTGGAACTAAATCAGTATTCAATAAGAAACTAATTAAGATCAATTATGACCACGAAACAATTAACAAAAATCATCAAGGAGAAGTGGCAGATATTTTGCATAAGTGCCTTGATTTTCTTCCTGTTACAACTGGTATCTACCAAGCTGATTTTATCGGTTTTGGTGGGGATTCTAGTTTCCAGCCTAATACGATCAGATATGAATTTGAGGAAGAACTCACCCAAGAAATAATAGTAGCACCGCATACATTTTACACTACTGATAGTGGCGATTTGCGTGATGCAGTTGCATATCCACTAGATGTGAGATTATGTGATACACCTGACGTTTTATTCTTACAACCAAATATAATACTTGATAAGAACAGAACTAGGATATTTGAATTATGCCAGTTTGCTAAACAAATGTCAACTCTATGTGAATTTCCTACTAAGCAAAGTGTCATTAATCGTATCAAAAAACATATCAATATATGTGTTAAATCAGAAATGGAATTTGATGATATGTTATTAGATTGCATTGCATTTGATAATGATATTGATATAAATGTAATGCGATTATGGAAGTTAGTTGAAGCTATTAAGTTAGAGTTCTTCTCATATATTGTAAGATATGACGAGGTAGAATGTTACTTAAGTGATGAAGAATGTGACCACGAAGGTTACGTTATGTGGAACAAATATGGAGCATTTAAGATAGTTAATCGTGCAGTATTTTCATCAGCCAATTTCAGACTATCAAAGAATCGGTAGCCTGTAAAGTGTAACCCTATTGAAAGTAACTTAATTATTATGAACAGAAAAGAATACGAATTAGTCTATGATGCTCTTAAAAACTATCATGTTTACATGGATAAAGACCAGAGACTACTAGCAGAGCAAATTTTAGATGATCTCTACTATCCTAGATCAGTTGAGGATAGATTAGATACTGACAAAACTGGTCAAGAGTTCAGAGAGGAACTAGATGAACTCGTTGCTGATGCAGAAGAAGCTCTTGCGAATGAGTCAGAAATCAAATCACTTAACTTCAGATAATGAATGAATTAAGACTACCACCTGATACACCCATTCTATATGAAGAGGGTCTATGGGAATTATGCACAGATAGAGCATACGAAATGATGGTGCATAAAAGACAGTTTCTTGATAAAGACACATACGATTATCAAATAGAATACTGGACTACTAAAATCTATGAAGCAAACTTACACCTAAGAGGAGAGGATTAATGAAACACACAATTGAACTTGATGATCTTGAACTTACAGCACTTGTTACTCACTTAGATGGATAGAGTGAAATGATGGTTGAGTCACGATTAAATTGTAGC